CCGTCGCGTTCTTGTTTAAGCCGCCGGATATCTTCGACGAGGGACTCGGCGAGGTCGTGGGAGACCTCGATACGTCTACGCAAGCCGTAGATGTACTCGCGCAAGAGCACGTCGTGTATTGGCACGGGTGGGTCGTCCGTTGAATTTATCGCTGGACGCATCATCTGACGATCCCCCGCATCCGATCCGCGACAAGCGTCGCGTAGCCAGCGATATCGTCCCATTGGTCGACGCTCTCGGGATCCCCGGTCACGATCCGTGAGATCTTGGTCGCGATCATCTCGAGGGCTTCCCATTGGTCATCGGCGAACGTCTTGCCGAGATCCTCCGCTTGCTCTGCCATGGCGCGTTTCAATGCCTGGGCGAGCCGGGCGTTGTCGCGGAAGGCGCCGTAGGTCGCGGCGCGTTCGTTGAGGATCCCCTTCACGCCGTCTTTGGGGAAGAGCTCCGACTTCACGGTCCACTGCTTCTGGGCCGGGAGCGTGAGCAGCTCTTCGAACTTTGCGTCCGAGAGCAACGCATCACGCTCATCCACTGCGTTCCCTGCCGCCTGGTCGCGGAGCTTGTAGGCATACGGCACAGAGAGCTTGAAGCGCTTGGCAACGGACATGGGCTTGGCGCCCGGGTTATCGAGGAAGTGTTGATAGGCCTTTTGGGCTTGGGGCTTTTTGAACTTTTTCATCGGGGCAGATCCTTATTCAAAGACAGAAGGGTGTAGCAGGACGGCGGCACGGAGAGGCCACCGGAGTCGTAGGCACAGGCCGCGTAGAGCGGATCAGGAGCCGTAGCAATCGCTTCGGCGCGCAACTGTGCGTCATAGGCAAAAAGTGCCATCCCCGCGAGGAGCAACACCGTGACAAATGAACCAAAGACCAAGAGGTCTTTATCTAAACCATCCATAAACAATCTCCTTTCTAAGTTAGAAATAATCTCTACCGCCTCGGCAACTCCTCCAGTTCGGTCGTGGCACGTGGCGCCACTCGTCATCGTGAGGCTTGCGTCGGTAGCAGAAGTACAAAGTTATACCAAGTACGCATAACAGAATCAACAATAACCAGAAGCTAATCATGCTTTCTTTCTCCGGGCTTTCTTACCAAGTGTGCGTTCGAGTACGGCTTTGCGGTTCATCGATTACTTCCCCCCTGGCACTTTGCTATGAATCCAGCCTTTTGGCGTTTGTTTGTAGCCGACGGCAGTTCCCGTCCAGACGCTTGTGCAGACGGAAGGCATCGGGCGCTGCGAAGCCCTGTTTGCATTCGGTGCAGCGGCGGATTTTAGGAATCACAGGTCACGGGCCTCGAGCATCGCGTCAGCCAAGCGATACGCGTCGTTAGCAACGTGATACGGGGTTTCTGCGGAAGCAGTAGGGCTTGCCATGATCCCGGTCAGCGCAGCGGCAGCGAAGTAATCGCGCAGCGTGATCCCGCCTTCGATCCGGGCAGAGCCTTTGTCATCGGACACTCGTTCTGGAAATACGTTCACGGTTCCTCCTCTCGCAAGGTTTCAATGATTTCATCTTCGAGCAGCATGCGCTGCGACTCGCTCAATACTTTCAAGATGTTCACTCGTGCTTTCTTGCCGTCCTCTTTCTCGAGTTCGGCGTAGGCAGCTTTGATCTCGACCATCGCGGGGAGCACGGCGCTCTCCAGTACGATCGGATCGAGGATGTCGAATGACAGCTCAACGTCCAGGTTTATCGATGTACGGTGATGCACTGTTTTTCTCCCGGTTTTGTTCGATACGAGCGAGCAGTTCGGCTTGTTTGTAGGTTTTTTCGTAAGCAATCAAAACAAGCTTATGCAACATCTTCGTGAAGCTCTGCTTGTAGAAGATTTTCATCTCAAAAAGCATTTCATAGGTTTCGCGCTTAACCATGACTGAACGAAAACCCCGGACGGTAGGGGAGACGCGACTGCGTTCATACCCCTGACGTTTACGTCTACGCTTGCGTCGATACTTTGAGCGCGGGATCACAGGCGAAGGCTTCGGGCGGATATACTCCTCCCAAATTCTAAGATCCTCTGGATCTGGGACAAATGGTTCTTCTTCGCCCGCCACGCTCATGTTCTCCTTTCTTAGAAGGTTGACTCTATCGCAACCTCTCCTGGGACGCATTCAACCCTTCGCTTCTCCCCAAGACGGGCCGACTTCAACGTCCACGCGCGAGGGCACTTCTAGGCTTACGGCCTCCTGCATGATCCGTGACGCGTGGTCCGCGGTCTTTCGCCCGTCGACACTGATCGCGATTTCGTCGTGCACTTGGAGGAGGAGCCGCATCCCGGCCTTGTGCAGCGCGACCATGGCGGCCTTGGTCTGATCCGCGGCGGAGCCTTGGATGAGGCGGTTCAAGCCCTTGTAGGTCATCGCGCGCTTGATCCGTGGGCCGTATTCGATGACGGCTTGTTCACGAGGCAGCGCCTTGTTGATGCCGTATTCGACGGGTTCCCAAAGCGGGAAGCGGCACTTACGTCCGAGGAGCGTGCGGATCGAGCCGCCGGAGGCGGGGTGTTCGATGCGGCGCATGACGGCGTCGATCGTGCCGCGCAAAAAGGGGACCTTGGCGTGGAAGTTTCCGATAAGTTCTGCGGCTTCATCGAGCGGGAGGTCAAGGGAGTTGGCGAGCTTTTGCTTGCCCATGCCGTACATCAATCCAAGTCCGATGGTCTTGGCGGCTTTGCGTTGGATGCCCGCCATATCTGCCACCATTTGGTGGAAGTCGGTGTTGGGGTCGTTGCGATATGCCTCCGCCATGCGCTCCGCTCCTGGGAGATCGAGTAGGGTAGCGTAGTGGACGAGAAGCCGAGGCTCCTGTGAGCTGAAGTCGTTTGCTGCCCAGAGCTGGCCTTCTTCAGGAAGGAAAAGCGATCGTACCAAGGGACCGATGATTTCATGGCGCGCGGGGACCTGTTGGAGGTTGGGGTTGTTCATCGAGAGGCGTCCGGTGACGGTGCCGCCGTCCTCGGAGCGCATCTGGTTGATGTGCGGATGGATCCGGCCGTCGGCTTCGCTGTGGCGCAAGTACGGCTCTAAGAAAGTCCCGTGCGTCTTGTTGAACTCACGGGCTTCGACGATGAGCTTGGCGATCGGGTGCTCGTGAGAATCGAGGAAGGTTTTCGTGAAGCTGGGGAGTCCCGTTGCGGTTTTGGGGTAAGGCAGGGAGAGCTTGTCGAAAGCTTTGGCGAGGCTGGCCGCGGCCCAGATGTCGACCTTTTCCCCTGACAGCGACTTGATCTCTTTGATGTGATCGGCTTCTTTGCGCTTGAACTCGTCGATCAACTGCTCACACTTTGAGCGATCAAAGCGGATGCCGCGATAAGTGAGATCAATGAGGATCGGCAGGAGCTCGGTTTCGAGGGTAAAGATCGACTCGACCTCTTCCTTCCTGATGAGCGTCTTTAAGTGATGCCAGAGCCTCAGGGTCAACGCGGCGTCCTGCTCGGCGTACTCACCGACGTACATGGCGGGGAGTTTCCAAAGTTCTTTCTTGGCGTGTACGCCAAAGTCGGAGGCAGCGTCTCTCAAGCCCTGCTCGGACTTGGTCTCTTTGAGGTGGTCGAAGCTGAGAGAGTTCAGGGCGTAGCTGAAGCGGTTCTCGTCGATGAGCGGGGCTGCGAGCATGGTGTCGAAGACAGTACCGTTGACCGTGAAGCCCGAAGCGCGGAGCCAGCCGAGGTCGTAGGCGGCGTTGTGCATGATCTTGTTGCACGGCAACTCGAGGATTTTTTTGATCCAGCGGTTCACGATGCGTTCATCGAGGTTGCCGCCGCCCTGGTGGGCAACGGGGAAGTAACCTCTCCAGCCGTCTACCGCGATCGCGTAACCGACAATGTAACCATCCTTCCGGGGCCATCCTGGCCCCATCGACTCCATGTGGGGGTCACATGTTTCGAGGTCGATCGCAATCTCCGTTGCGGCGGAAAGATCTGGAAAAGAAGTGGGGCAAACCCACTCCGAAGATTTAAAAAACAAAGGAGAGGTGCTCACAGTCTAAACGCCTTTTCGATGTTTT